GGCATCAGCTGTATATCGACACGGGAACAGCCGTAAAGCACTGGCTGCCGTGGATCAATCCGTGTGCAGACAGTCCTCAGATAGTTCAGGGCGTAGACGAGCCGTTGCCGTGGTGGAAAGTCATAGTTAGGAGGATTGCAGAAGGTGTGGCCACTGATTGTCGTTGTTGCAATGGTATGCGCATACTGGTTGTGGGTATTGCGGGTTACGTCATAGGCTGGTTGGTGGGATAATGCTACACTCAACACTCGCACCTACGTTACCAGGCGGGCTCGTGCACCTCCCTGCGGGAGCCCACGGGTACGAGGTGTTACGTGTGATGGCACGACATATAGCATGGCCTGATGATGCTATGGACGTGCCGCTGCCATGGGTGGTGAGTGTACAACAACATGTGAGTGCTGACTTCTCGATGTTGCAAACAGGTACATGGCGAGTAACTGTGCAGCTGACGGCACCTGGCAAACCACTACTGAGCCAACTGTTTACTGTTGTGCATACCAACTGTTGTCAGCCTTGTGGAGACAGTCGTAGGTGTTGCAAACAGGATTTGCCATTCCCGTACAAGCAAGACTTTTGTAAATCAGACGGCAACGCACATACGTGCGTGTGCGGTCACGGAGAGAAACATGCTACACAGCACTCCACTCCATAGGAATCAGCTGCCTCCAGGCAGTGTCTTGCTTCCTATCAACGCTCAGAATCGGATACCGACCAGAGTGCTGGCTCGTTTAGCACTATGGCCTGCAGATACACCGAATATTCCTCTGGCGTTCAGCGCGAATACGAGATTCGTGACAGCAGATATGCGGCAGCTTCCTCCTGGTATTTGGATTATAGCTGTACAACTCACAGCCTTACCAGGTAGTGGAGAGTCACCTACTGTCGTCACCGCACTGTTCAACGTGAATCACGGTGTTCCGTTTGACAGAGGTTGTGGATGTGGTTGCGGAACTCAGATGCCGGCTTGCAGTTGTGGATGTGATCCTTGCCACTGTGGATGTGGAACTCCCTGCGTCTTTCCTGCCCCTCCTCACAGACCTTGGCGTAGGGATTTTTTCATGTCTGAAGGCATCATTCGTGGCGAGCGTTGGTTCTGGGAGTTTGCATATACTGCCAACGACATCGTGCAAGCACGTTTAGAGCTTGTGGACCTGCAGTCTCCACTGGTAACATATCAATTTACGACTGCAACCGGCAATATCACTGTTGACGCTCAGCGACAGGTGGTGATGATTGAACTCTCACCAACAGATACTGCTACACTTACGCCTACACAACGAGCGAGGTATAAGTTTATTGTTACAGGGACCCAGGGTGATAATCTCCCGTTCTGGGATGGCTTCATCGACATCCTTCCGAAGGCGTAGTCATGAGACAGATAACCACTGTAGAGCGCGTCAAGCGTACTTACTTAAACCGAACTGCAAGGCTACGGTTGCAGAAGTTTATTGACGCATTCCTTGGAGTGCGTGAGGAGATGCTGAAATGACCGGACCATTCAATCCGCCTCGACCAGTCGATCCGTGTTGTTGCGTTCCACCTGTTCCGCAACCACTTCCTTTGCCTCAGGATAAATATCCTATCGAAGGAAGCACAGCTACTGTCACGTCAGATGGAGTTTTCAAGGCTTTACAGGACCTGACTCAAGCATTTGGAGAAGTGCTTGGAAATCTCGATGATCTGAAAACAATTCACAAGACAACTATTGTTGGTTCGATCAATGAAACGTTTCTCCAAGTCGTAGCACTCAATGCAAGAACGCAACACATTGCGCAGATTCTTGCTGCGCCATTAGCTGTAGGTCCAACATATCTATGGCTTGGTGGCAATTGCGTATCAGGAACACACAGTGTTCAAGTGATTGTTGATCCTACAACGAATCCTCAGCTTATCACTGGGTTGTTCAATGGAGTCTTCAGTCAATATGTCCTGCCGAATGATTGGATTGAAGTCGTGGTTCGCATTAACGGTGTGGACTCTCTCAGATTTTATCAAGATCCTCGGCTCAAGCTTCTTGACGATGCTTACATACTGCCTCCTGGCGGTATCCCTCTTGCTGATCTTGGTCCCAGTGTTGTGCAGCGTCTTGTTCCAACAGGTGGAACGGTTAATCAGGTTCTTACACGTCTAGCAGGTGGAGCAGCCGGTTGGACGTCATTACCAGACTTCTTGATGAATGTCGTAACTTCACCAACGTCATCTGTTACCTGGTCTGGAGCTGGTACTACTCTCAATCCACTTAGAGCAACTGTTCAAATTTCCACCCAAGCTGGAAATACTCTTCAACAGTTGGCTGGTGGTTTGTATGTTCCACCTGCAGCAGCATCTGCGGTAAATACAGATAACACACTAACTGTGTCTATGTCTGGAACAGGCACAGTAACTGATCCAATTAAATCAAATGCTGTAGTATCTCCAACTGCTAATAACTTGCTTGAAGTAAGAGCAAATGGTTTGTATGTTGCAGCTCCATCAGCTGATGGGCACGTGATGTATGACCAAGTGCAGACGTTAACAGGTCCTCAGCAGACTCAAGCTCGTGCTAACATTGGCGCAGCATCAACTGGCGATATTGTGACTCTCACAACTGCAGTTGGCACAGCTCAGACTACAGCGAATCAAGGAGTGACTGATGCAGCAGCCGCTCATGCACAAGCAAATACAGCAACAACTAATGCAGCAGCAGCCCAGTCAACAGCAAATACTGCAATCACAAATGCAGCAACTGCGCAAAGCACAGCAGATTCAGCAGTATCTGAACTTGCGAATAAGGTCTCTCGACGTACAGATGCAGGAACAGCAGTTTACGCCCATACCGGTCCAACGGATATTGCAATATCTGTAAGTCATGCTTATGCTGCGAACAACATTCCGCGATACAATGCTCAAGGAACTTTGACTGGTGCGACGCCTACTCAACCTGATGAACTCACTCCGCTCCAGTATGTCCAGAATTTGGTGGCTGATAGTGCTGCGGGGTTGTATATTGGCGCTTTCTTTTTCGGCAAAACTACGACGTCTTTCGTCCCACCTCTTCCGACGGTAGCATCTGAGAATTATTTCGATTTTCCAACTTCGTCGATTTACAAGGCGAAGTCTGATCTAACAGGATGGGATTTTGTTGAGACAATTGCTACGCCAGTTAATGGTGCAGTTGTAGGTATCACATCTCAGTTTTGGGATTTGGCACTCGATGCAGGACTTCCAGGTACAGCACGTTGGAGTGACATCACGGCTGATTGGGATTATTTCCCATCAAGGTTTGAGTCACCTCCAGATGGACAGACGATTGTTCTCAATGTAGCTGGTCAAATAGCCGTAGGTATTTCGTCTGATCCAGACAATAAACTTATGGCAAAGTCAGATGGTTTGTTTGTAACCATCGACGAGTTCAATCTACCTGATGCGCCAACAAGTGAGAGTACAAATGTTCTTGTTGTTGACTCAACTGGAGTAGCATCTTGGTCAGGTACTCCTCTGACATCGATGAATACCGCCATTGGAACCGCTCAAACAACTGCCAACACAGCTGTCACTAATGCAGCAACCGCACAGTCGACAGCAAACACAGCACAAACCAATGCATCTCAAGCATTATCAAATGCAGCCGCGGCACAGTCTGATGCAACACAAGCTTTATCTGATGCAGCAGCAGCTCAAGCTACTGCCAACTCAGCTACTACTGCACTTGGAAATAAGGTAGACAAAGCAACTGTTGCTGCAGGTCAGACTAACTTCTATTCAGTTACTGGCACAGTTCAAGGAACAGTTCAAGGATCTGCAACACCTGTCAACAACTCAGTTGCTTTACGTGATGGTTCTGGTCGACTTCAAGGTAATGCTCCAGTTGCGAATAATGATCTTGTCAATCTTCAATATCTGACAACTCAACTTGGAACAGTCAATACAAGTATTTCAGCAGTTCAAGCTATTGCAAATGATGCTTATACATTAGCAGGAACTGCAAATACTGCAGCTCAAGCAGCGCAAACCGATGCGACCTCTGCGCTATCAGGACTTGCCAATAAGGTCGATAAGTTGACCGGAGTTGGCGAGTATGCGTACACATACGATGGTGCTACCCAAGGTAGTATTGCAATCGGCCAAGGTCCAAGCAACGCCACAATTGCTCGTCGCACTGCTACTGGAACGATCCAAGCGAATACACCTGTTGCGGCAAATGATGTTGTCACTCTCCAGTACTTCCAAAACAACTCAGCAGCTCCTCCAGGAGTAGTAGACAATACGAACAATGGTTTGATGACGCCAGCAATGTTGGCAGATTTGAACCAAGCGAAGATTGACATTGGCAATAAGGTCGATAAGATTACGACTGCTGGACTTGCAGCATACACACAGAATGGAACTACTCAAAGTAGATCGGCTATTGCTGAACCGGCAACAGCCAGTACCCTTCCAATACGGAGCACAACAGGAACATTAGCGGTAGCAACTGCGACTGCAAGTACTGAAGCTGTTAATAAAGGGCAGATGGACACTGCTCTTGGCAATAAAGTAAATACTTCGCAACTTTCAGTTACGCAAACTCCTGATTCGGTTGTTCAAAGAACTATTGAAGGTAATGTCCGAACAGGCAATCCTATTAATGCTAATGACGCAGTTAGTTTACACTACTATAATAATAATCAGTCATTAGTTATGATTGCAGGGCTAGATACTAAAGTTGATAAAGTGCATCCAGCATCAGGCGTACATGCATATGTAGCAGTCGGCGGAGGTATTCAAGACACTGTAGAAGTATCGCAGTTTGCACCTGGCTCTACTATTGTAAGACGCGTGGCGCCAGAAGGGCGAGTAGTAATAGGGGATGCTATTAATGCCAATGAAGCAGTAACTAAAGGTCAGTTAGATACTGCGTTAACGCAGAAGCGTGATATTATAACACCAGTAGTAGGGCAGGCATCAGCAGGATATCTAGTTTATGCAGTCAGCCATGGGATTGGGACACCAGGTGCCATTGTACAAACATATTTAGATGCAGCTCAGTCTCCACCAGATCCTCCAGGATTAGTGGGGGTAAAGCTTGCAATGCGCACTACAGACGGGCGCGTACGCACAGCTACTCCAGGGTCACATTATGCAGTTGATCCTAAAGATTGCGTGAATGTGGAGTATCTTAATACTAAGTTAGCAGGAGTAACTCAAGTAGAAGCTACGTTGTCAAATCTTCAAACTACTCTTACAGCTAATCCGAATGTGTGGGTGAGGGTATTTCAATGACATTTGTACGTAGAAATACTACTACTGGGAAAGATGAATTCTCCTTTGGAGTGTTCAGGAATAATAGTGGTACTCCTCAAGCAATTGTTAAGCATCAGCGAACTCCTGCTAGTCCTCGAGCTGACTGGTCTACTGTTCGTGTTGGTTTTGAACGTGGTCGTTTTGAGACATATTCAGGTCAAGGCATAGTAGGTGAATTTTCAGCACCCGATGGTCTCTTTCGCAAAGCACCAGAGCAATTAGATTTTGGAGGAAATACAAGACACACTGTTTTAACGCTTCCAACAAATGCTCTGAATTTTACTGGTGACCATACTGTTGAGTTTACAGTTAGGTGTAACAACCCATTGATGATTGGAGTTTTTGCTTTGTTAGCACAAGGAACTCCAACTTCTACATCAAACGGTTTGATTATTTATGCGCAGAATTATCAACCTGGAGCTAATCCAGATGATTGGAACATTCATATTTGTACTGCCGATGGTGGAATTGGAATTTGGAATAATGTATTCAGTGTTACAGATATGCGTAATGAAGGATGGCAAACAGGACAACCATTACGGTGTGCATTACAATTTGACAAGACAAATAATATAGTTATAGGTCATATCAACGGTAATTGGAAACGCAATACAACATTGAACACTACTATATCAGGACGTTCAAGTATTAGTTGGGCGAATCCAGCTTTGTTTATTGGTAAGTATAGTCAAAACATGAACTATAATATCCAAGCTGTCATGGCAAACATTGCTCCACGTGGACAGGGTTTTACTATTTGGGATGTAGAGTTTAGTGATGGCTTAAAATATGGAACATCCAACTATGTTCCACGCACTCGTTTGAACAGAGATGATATTTCACGTTTTGATCCATATTTTAATGATTGTGTTTTGTATTATGATGGTTGGGTAACTCCAAATGAAATGAAGGATTTGACCGGTAGACATGTATTTACTCCTACTGGAACTGCCGGAGTAAATAATGGCAAAACAACTAAACTTAATAATGCAAATTATTTTCAAGTTTTAGATAATTTATCTGATTTTGCATTTGGTACTGCCGGTACTAATACACCACCTAATCTACGAGTTGATTTAGCATGGGTTGGATACTATACTGGAGATACATCTAAATTATTTACAATGAGTTTCGGTTGTGATGCTAACGATCAATGGGCTTCTCTTATTAGAATGTATGTGCAAAAGTTTGATACTCAAGCTCCAGAAATAGGTTTAAGTACTCCTCCTAATGTAATGCTAGCAGATGTAGCAGCTGAATCCGCTGATTGGAATTTTGTATTTCCGTTGGCAACTGATAGATTTATAAATTTTACAACATTTGCTTTAATAAATGGTTTTTGGCATTCTTATAATAATGGTAGACTTGTTAGAAAATCTACTACAAGTATTGGAACAAGAGACCAATTATGGCTGGCCTATGATTTAGCACGACCTTTGATGATTGGTGGTAAATTAGGAGTAAACAATAACGATAGATGTGATACAGAGTTTTATGGTATCCGCGTCTATAAGAATTCAACTGGTGGAATTGTGGAAAATCAACTATCAATTCCAATCGAATGGGGTTTGATGCGAAATGCTTGATTATACTGGACCTGATGGTTCAAGCATTATCTTGGCTGAAGGCCGCCTTTCAGTTCTACTGTCGGGCCAGCAGGGTAATGCTTTAACAAAGACTCCATATGGTTTGTTCTGCCAGGCTCCTCAGGAGGTCACTGAGCAGTCTCCTGGGTTGATGCCGGCAGAACTCTTCCATCAAGTTCCAAGAACTTTCAAGTTGAATGCTGTTCGCGGTGAGAAGCTATCGATCGAACTACCAATGCTTCAGGCAGTCGTTAACTTTGAATGGAGAGATACACCTGTAGCTGAAGGTTCACTGTCTATCGTAAGTAGTGAGTCACATCGCAACATTGCTGGAAGGCATCAGTATTACCATGTCTCAGGTGGAATTGCGAATCAGTTTACTTCATATGTGACATTCGATAACAAAGAATCCGTTCTGTTTTCTAACATTGGAAATAGAGTTGTTAGCAAAGGTTTTGGTTGGTCGTTGACTGAAGTTATGACAACTAATTTCAAATTCGCAAAAATCGAAGTGCGAACTATCGGCGATGCAGCAGTCATCGAAATAATTGAAAGAGACTTCAATGCTTAATGTGAGCACTCTTCTTCCAACTACTGGCACTAGAGTTGAAGCTAGTGGCGCAGCCGCGGTAGGAGCATCAGCTCTCATGCAGTATATGTCCTGGTCAGAGATTGCCTCAGCAGTAGCAGCAGTATCAGGGATTATCATTCTTATCTGTGGTCGTATTTATTCGATCAGAGACGAACGACGGAAAGAACGTCAAGCTGAGCTTACAGCTAAACTCACTCAAGCAAAGATTGATCGTGAGTTATGTGAACTACAACTTTTGCGAGATGACATGAAGGAATTTCGCAAACGTAAGGAGAGACCAGATGATATCGATTCTATCATCCCTATGGTCTAACTATAGGTTCGCAATCATTGGAACAATAGCCGGTCTCTTGATAGGGATTGGAATTGGCTCTTGGATTCAGTTCAAGGTCAAAGAAGCAGAGTTTCATGAATTAACAAAAGAGTCACTGCGCATCCAGACAGAGTTGCAACAAGATGCAGATTTTGTTCGCAAACAAATGGAAGATTTAAGCGGTTCACTGGAGAAAGCCAATGAAGAACTCACAACAGTACGTACAGCTCTCACTACTGTTAGCACTCAGCTTGCTGTTGCTAACAACGAGTTGCGCAACTCCTACAAAGGGTTTACCAGCAAACTCGCAAGTTCCCCAACCAGTTGTGTCGCGGGACATAGCGTCGCAAACATTGTTGGAGTACTCAGACGTAGCATCGACGAGAACGAAAGCAGCAACAGAGAGAACCAACGCTGCGTTGAAGATCTCGCAAGATGCGCAAAGAGCGCTGGACAGTGCGGTATTCATCGAGCTTCCCTTCTTGAGCAAGGATGGCGACAATACGACATCATCTCAGGACAAAAGTAACTAAGGATAAGCCATGAGCAAGCTACCATCGAAAGCATTGAACTGGCCGATTATCTTTGAAGGCGTTCAACTGATTGCAGAGTCGGAAGGATGTAGACTTCAGTCATACCTCTGTCCAGCTGGAGTTTGGACTATTGGTTGGGGCGAAACTTCTGGTGTAAAGCAAGGGATGGTTTGGACTCAGGAGCAAGCGGATAATATCTTTTGCAAGAGTCTTCAGAAGTTTACAAAAGAAGTTGAAGCATTGGTTAAGGATAGTATCAATGAGTATCAACTTGCGGCTTTCGTCAGTCTTGCTTACAATATCGGGATAACTGCTTTCAAAGGTTCAAGCGCACTCAGGCATCACAATGCTGGTAATTTTGCTCAAGCAGCAAACGCAATCCAACTGTGGAATAAAGCTACTGTCAACGGAAAGAAAGTTGTTTTGAATGGATTGGTAACTCGTCGAGCAAAAGAGACTGCTCTTTATCTGCAAGAACCAAAAGAGTTCAAAGGACAAATTGTTGAACTGCCTCCAGTTTTACCTGATGCTGATCCTGATCTTGACAAACCCCTTGTCAAATCCGCCTCAGCACAAGCTGGTGCAGCGATTACTGCTACCGCAGCAACTGCTGGAGTTGCTGAAGTTGTGAATGAATTGGCCCCGACAATTGATGTAGTTAATACAATCATGAGATGGTCTTTACCTGTCATGATTATTGTCGGCTTAGTAGTTGGCGGAGTTGTTATTTACCGCGCATGGAAGCGTAGGCAAGATGGCTCAAATTGAACTTCCCGCGTACGGCTGGAAGCCGAGAAAATTTCAGGTAGAAGCCTGGATTGCGATGACGCGTCCAGACATCTATCGTGAAATTTGCTTAGCTTGGCATCGTCGTGCTGGGAAAGACGAAATTATCATGCAAGCAATTGCTGCAAATGCTATGCGTCGTCCTGGCAACTACTGGCATATGCTTCCGAAGCAGGATCAGTGTCGTATTGCAATTTGGGATTCAATCAATCCATCAACTGGTCGCCTTCGTTGGCAAGAAGTATTTCCACCAGAAATCATCAAACATGTTGATAATTCAGCAATGCAATTGAAGTTTATTAACGGATCGTCATATCAACTTAAAGGCTCTGACAACTATCAGAACCTACTGTCGTCACAACCTATTGGCATTGGGTATTCTGAAGCAGCTTTGGCTGATCCCGCCGCATTTGACTTTTTCTCGCCAATTTTGCTTGCTAACAAAGGTCAAGCAATTTATGTATCGTCTGTCCGTGGACGTAATCATTTTTATAAAACGTACAAATCACTCCAAGGAAAGAGCTATGCATTCACCAGCCACCTGTCAGCTGAAGATTCCGGAGTCTTCACTCCTGAAGAGCTTCAAGTCGAACGTGAACGTCTTATCGCGAGGCGAGGTGAAATCCTTGGAAACGCAATCTTCGAACAAGAATATCTCTCAAATTGGGATGCAGCTGTTATTGGAGCCGTCTGGGCAGCTGAAATTAAAAAGCTTCGCGATCAAGGACGAGTTACTCCATGCCCATATGATCCACGTTATCCAGTTACCACGTCTTGGGATCTTGGCGTGTCCCGTATGGATCCCACAGTTATCCTCTTTTGGCAGACTGTTGGGTTGGAAGAGCGCCTCATTGACTGGTATGTCGGCTATGAATTAGGGATTGACCATTATGCTTCAGTTCTTCGCGAAAAACCATATTTCTATGTGGGACATATTGGTCCTCATGACATTGGTAATCACGAGTGGGGTTATGGTATTACTCGGATTGCAGCGGCTCAACGATTTGGAATAGAGTTTACAAGGATTCCACGTGTCAAGTCTCGATTTGAGAACATTGGGTATGGCAAGTTGGTACTTGATCGTTGCATTATTAACGTATCAGATACTAAAGATCCTGGTGACATCCATGCTGATTGTGAGCATGTACTCGATGCTCTTGCACAATACCCATTCAAAGCAATGCCAAAAGGACATTTGGATGCAGATGGTGCAGGAGCGTATGCCAAGGAACCTGATCATGAGCATTGGACTTCTCATTACGCTGATGCAGTGTCAACGTATGGACACTTCTTATCGATGCAACGAGATTCTGCCAAGCGTGGATTGAGACCGCAAAGATTGCAAGGTTTGAATGCTGAACCAGCTGAATACAAAAGCAGCAAGTGGGATCCGATTGTTCCTCAACGATCTTATAGGACGGCAGCATCAATATGAGCACTGAAATTAAAGTCTCCTCTGTCGCCAAAGATTTAATTGCGGAAATCGTAATTGATAGGTATCGCAATGCCTACGATTATCGCAACACTGAAGTCGTATGGCAAGGTTTGTCAGCCCAAGCCTTACTCAACCGCTGTGAAATGCAACTGTCTAAAGAGTATTCAATTACTCAGAAGCAACAACTTTCTGAAACTTACGGCGATCAAGATATATTCAAATATGATTCATTGACTGTTGAAAAACTTGAAGCATTTGTTGATTGGTATGTCGACATTTTCATTGCTGGCATTGATAAAGTTTTCACAATCGAACCTACGCCAATACCAACGCTTGATAAAGAGACAATGAGAATCATCTCTGAACAAGTGAAGATACAATTGTGGCAACGAATGCAGGAAGTAGGTGTTCAAGATCCAGAACTTCTTATGCTTCCAGATGGAACTCCATCACCACAACTTCAGACATTTATTCAAGCGCAAGTCAAAACAATTCAACAACTTGAGAAAGTAAAGATTAGAGCAGCGGCAACTGAAGCAGCGACATTCGTGCAAGAGAAAATGCGAGATATGATTATTGAAGGTGATTTTCGTCGTGCATATATTGCCTTCACGCGTGGTCGTGCTGCTTTCGGTATTGGTGTGATGAAAGCACCTGACTGGCAGCGTCGTCGTGTATTACGTCATGTTGGTCAGCGTGGTCGTCCGAAGATGGAGCTTGTTCCGATTTTCCGCAATGTGAATTTACAACACTTCTTCCCATCTCCTGATGCAACACTTGATCTTCAGTCTTGTCTTGGAGTAACTGAGCGTCGTGTTGTTTCAAAAATTGATTTGATCAATCTTGCAAATCAAAAGAATTATGATGCGAGTAAAATAGAAGAGATACTTGATGAATTTTCATCGTCAAGTCGTGCGTGGCTTCCAATGGGGATGGATTTTAGAGATGATTGGGGTTCAGCAATTTGGGATACAGATCAGCCAATAGCTGTTTTGGTTCATCAAGGATATTTTTCTGGCGATGACCTTGCTGAAATTGGAATTAAAGGTATTAAGCAAACTGACTATGTGAATGCTCATGTTGAGGTTTGTGGAAATCGTACCATTCGTTGTGAGTTACTCAGAATGCCAGATGGTCCTGAGCGCTCATATTTTGCAGCACCATTCACTATGATCGGGGAGAAGTTCTGGCAGAACGTTGGTCTTGCCGCTAAACTGTATGACACGGAAATGCGCACGAATGTGATGCATTATGCTGCGATGAAAAACATGCTGAAGGCATCAGATCCTTCAGAGATGATCGACTCTTCAGCTTTCGAGAATCCAGATGAAATCAATCAGATCAAACCAGGATCAAAGCACAAGATCAACACCTCTTATGCAGGAAGTGCCAATGCACCAGATCCCATTCGTCCAGTCAGACAAGTTTCAGCTCAGTATCAACTGTTGTCAAACCAAATCAGCATCCAACGACGACTCGCTGATGATGCATCAGGGCTCCCGTCGTATGCTTACTCTGGCAGAGAAACGTTCTCGTCACTTGGTGAATATGCTCAACGAATGAGCAACGCCTTGCGCGGCATAAAGGGACCTGCTCGAACTGAAGACATTTACTTTACAGAACCAGCATTTAGCGCACTCTTTCGATACCTTGTTGAGAACAATGATGAGTTTGCGATGGGTCAAGACCTTCAGTGTAAGGTTCGTGGAATGTCAGGTCTTCTTGAAGAAGCGAAAGCTCAGAAGTCGATGGCCGATGCAATTCCGATTGCCGCACAAGGTGTACAAATGGGTGTTATTGATCAAGATATTCTCAAAGTTACCGTGCGTCAGACATTGGAAGAAATGGGCGTACCTGTTTCAACACTGTCTCCTGACGATGATCCGTTGGTCAATGCCATTATCGATAGTGGAATGGTAGGTGCACCAACTCAAGCAACAACTGTCAATATGAGTGAACAACTTCCTCAACTTGACAATCGAAGTAATGTAGTTCAACCAACCATGGATGCGTCAACACAACAGTCCGCATTTGGAGGAGTATGATGTCCAACAACCCAAACAATCGTTCGCGGGTGTACGGTCAACAAATGCGTGACCAATCAGTTCCCGTTTTCACTGAGCTCAGCCAGGATCCAGTTAGTGCGATTTACGTTATTCGTGATCGCAATCCTGTTATCACTGCTTACAACCTTCCTTCTGATACGATCATCTGGATCGAGATGGTCGAGTTAACTGAGCAAACAGTTCCTTGGCGCGAAGGTTGTTGTGTCAAAGAACTACCACCACAACAAGTCATCTCAGTCAATCGCATCCGTTGTTCGCAATGTACAGCAGACACCGATGCAACACAACTGCTGCAATTTGCTCGTATTACCACCAAGAATCCAGTTGTCGAGTTGAACTTGCCTTATGGCACGTATTGGCAACTGCGTTGGGATGGTCCTGGTCTTGGTGACGTTTATGTGCGTCTCTGGGAAAGCCATCGTAAATTCGACGCCTCTCAACCAACTGTTACCAATGGTTGTCCGTGTATTCAGTACATTGACGATCCTG